AAGATTGAACAATGAGAAAAAGGGACAAGCAACCACCAAAAACTAAAAAGTATTTTAGGTCCACAAAGTCTGGTGCGGGTATGACTAAAGCTGGTGTTGCAAGATACCGAAGAGAAAACCCCGGATCAAAACTTAAAACTGCTGTAACTAAAAAGAGTGGACTAACTGCACGAGAGAAAGCAAGAAGAAAATCTTATTGTGCAAGATCAGCAGGTCAAATGAAACGATTTCCAAAAGCTGCGAAAGACCCTAACTCAAGACTAAGACAGGCTCGAAGAAGATGGAGATGTTAATTGAAAAGAAAAACTTGGGATAAAAAACAAGCTATACTAACTTGTGGATGGTGTCATGTATGCGAAAAAGAATTGTTGTCTAATGCAGGTGGATGGATTATAAATGCAGATAAGAAATACTTTTGCCACGAAGGTCGTGAAGGAAGTTGTTTCGATAATTATTGTCAACGCAAACTAAAGGAGAAACAAAATGCCGGGACACTATGGAAAAAAAATGAAGAAACCTATGAACAAGAAAAACAAAATGGATAAGAAAAAAAAAGGTATGAAGATGAAAGGTAAAAAATAATGCCGGGAAAAAAACTAACAAAGAAACAAATGAAGATTGCTAGAGTTGCAGGTAATCCAAATAAGATAGATGCTGCTGATTTTAGAAAACTTAAAATGAGCAAGAAGAAAAAGAAGAAAAGATAAATGGCAAAATTATGTCCAAGAGGTAAAGCCGCAGCAAAGCGAAAATTTAAAGTATACCCATCAGCGTATGCTAATATGTATGCTAGTGCTGTCTGCTCTGGTAAGATAACACCGGGTGGTAAAAAGAAAAAGAAAAAGAAAAGATAATGTCAAAAGGTTTACGATCTTGGGTACAAGCTAACTGGGTTGACATTGCCAATCCAAAGAAAGGCGGTGGCTTTCCAAAGTGCGGTAGAAGCAAAGGAGAGAAAAGAAGAAACTATCCTAAGTGTGTTCCTGCCGCAAAAGCTAGAGCAATGACACCAAGCCAAAGAGCTGCCGCAGTATCAAGGAAAAAGAAAGCTGAGAGCAAAGGTAGATCAGGCAAGAAACCTAACTACGCTAGAACTTAAATAAATAATTCTTTAGTCTCTTCCCAAATGGTTTGGCTTTTATCCCAATAAAAAGTTTTGTTAAACTTCATCTGTATTGAATACAAAACTGTTGTATGATCTTGATTAAATATTCTACCAATATTTGTAAGGTTCATCTTATATTTTTCATTTAAAACATTATGTAATATATTTCTTGATCGAACTATATCTCTTCTTCTACATTTGCTAAGTAACTCTTTCTTACTTACCTCATACCTATCACAAACCTTTTGTATAAGTTGTTGTAGTTCTTCTTCTTGTATTCTACCAAGGTTATGTTTTGGAACTTTAAATGAATATTTTTTTGTGTAATTAGATTTATTTAGAAATCTTAATCCATTCTTAAATGCAATCTCATATAGTTTTCTTTCACTATTAGATAAATTATTGAATGATTTTTGTAGTTGATATGGAAATATATTAATATCTTCTTTGATATGCTTATCAAATATGTCTTGTATCTTCATGTTTCCTTTCTTTAGAGCATAGAATCCCTACGCTTTCTGTTGTTTTTTTTATATATTGATAAGTTATCTCATCAATAGTTCTTTAGCTTTTTCTATTTTCCATATCAAATCAAAGCTATCTTTTTTAAGTTTGTTAGCTTTGGCTTTGGTTGCAAGGTATGCCTCATGCTTTTTCTTTTGAAGGTCTTGCAACTTCTGGAAATCTTGTTTCAGCTTTTCCATCCTTCTCCTTTTTCACTTTAGTAAAGTCTATCTTCACACTATCAACTTTACATTCTACATACTCACCCTGTGCGTTGGGGTTTGCAGCTTTCTTTACATCATCAAATCTTTCAACTAACTGGAAGTTAGCTTCGCCAGATTTAATTCTTACATATTTAGTCATTTTATTCCTTTTTGTCTACACTTAATTTATGTAGTTCTTTAGCCATTTTTGAGTATATCTCAAGATCATCATAGTTATCTTTCTTAAATTTTCTGGTAGTTCTATATAGTTTTAAACCCATCATAAGTTGTGCAACCTCGTGTGGTTCTATATCATCCTTGAGTTTGTCATGTAGAATTACATTAAATATAATTGAAATCAATCTAAAGTTTTCCTTATAATCACCATAATCATTATGGCGTTCTTCCATAATTTTTTTTAATATTTTATCTGTAAGGTCTATTGTTGTCATAGTTAAATGACAAGGCGAGGAAAACAACTAAAGATGGCAGAAAGGAACGCCAGATTAAAAACCTCGCCTCATCGAGAGCAGGTATTTATAAATAATTAATACCTTCTTTGTTTATTAGCATAAGAACCTTGCCTTGGATACTCTTTTTTGTACGCAAAACTTGGTGAACCACCACCTCCTGATGAACCTTTAGAGGGAGTTTTTTCGTTTGGTGATAGCTTGATTGTGAGACCACCAGTAGGTTGTCCATCTTCTGCTAATTCGTCAAACCCAGCTTGATTATACCAAGTCTCTCCTATCTTAACTCCTATCCTCCATTGCTTCCCCTCCGGGGACTTTGGATTGATAGGTGCTACCCAACTTGGATGATTTGCTGATTGTCTATCTTCGTTTGGGATAAGTTTTATATATATATTATCCATTTTTTATTGCTCCTGTTATTTGTTTAAGTTTACCCCTTTGCACATCGTAAGCGTTCATTAGCTTTTTGTATGTACTGGGATGGTTTTGTAAAGCATCGTTAAACTCTTCTGCAAACTTTACATTCTTTAAAAAGTGCAGCTCAGATAAATGTTTTACTGATTTTATCTTATCAACGATGTATTCTACTGATGTACTTTCGACCATAGCCTGTCTTTTATTTGGCAAGTCGATGACTTCAGCACTCGAACCTTCCTTCTCTAACTGAACTCCAACCTCATCTAATTCCTCTTTTGAGGTTATGTTGTCATCCATGACAGAAAAAAAGCTCAAAGCTCTTGATATGGCAAATGTCTCTGCTAGTTCAAATGACTTAGGTTTATTCCTAAATACCTTTGCATGACCGGTAGCAAGAGTGCCTTCTGGTGTATTGATTTTTGCTGTTGCAACATAGAAATCCTCATGGGTATCTATATTAGTTACTATACCTATTTCACCAACAAACTCTTCGGTGAAGTATTTTATTTTACTGGCTGCTTTTACGCACTTCCTACCAGTTTCTTTATCGATGTATGTACCATCCTTTTTTACCTTCTCTATTACAGAAGCTATCCTATCTTTTAAGTTTTTCATATTATCTACCCCCTGCAGTAGTAGTAGAATAACCACCATGTACACCACTATAGCTCACACTATCCGCATTAGAGGCACTTGGTCTTGAATACCACATCCAAGTCTCTTTGTTCTTGATGTCTCTTTCTTTTAAATCGTTAGCTCTTTTTAATTCGGCTGCGATTATTTTTAATGTCTTAAGCATATTTTTCCTTTCTGTTTAACCCCATAGTTGTTTGATTATTGCTAGTTGCTCTGTACTAGCATCTTTTAACATCCAATTATCTAAGTCAGGTCTTTCAACAAGACTTGCCATGATCTTTGGATCGCCATTACTTGCAATAAGTAATCTTTGTATCGTCATCGCTTTTCTTATCATTTGGTCCAAACAATATTCCAAGTAATCTTGTTTCAACATTGGATGCGATTGATCGAAAATTATATAATCTTTTTCATTAGCATAAAATAAAAATGGTTCTTTACCACTAGCCAAAGTATAGAAAGCAACTTGCGTTACATTTCTTGGGTCAGGATCAGTAGGTAATTTTTTAGAATAAAATCTTAACTCACCTTTTATATCTCTAACTGTTGGTGGTTTAGTTTTACACTCAGCAAACTTTGCATCAGCTTCATAATCTATTCTACCTGTTATACCTATCATCAAATCTTTTGGTATCATGTCAACATATCTTTCGCATTGAAGCTCATCATCACCAAAAATATTCTTAACAGTTTGTAAAATATTTTTTATTGTATCGTGTAAGTGTTGTTCTATTTGTTCTCTTATATATTTATCTCTTTCATCAAAAGGCTCATCTAAATATTTTTTGTATTCATGTTTAAAAACTTTTGCATAATCTTTTTCTTTTATCTCTTCCCTCTCAGCTCCATGAAAAATATATTTCCCGGTTATTATTTGTGCCACATTACTTGCAACACTACCGAAACCCACAAGATATTTTTTCTTATCCTTTCTTCTTTGAGCTTGTGTTCGTACAAAATAATTTACGATCCACATTGATATAGATTGTTGAAGCTGAGAGTATGAGAAATGATTTAAGCCTTCGCCACCTGATAAAGACTTAACCAAGTCTGCTAGTTGTTTATCCTTTTTAAGTATCATAGTTGTTTCCTTTTTTATATAGATTTTTTACCATATTGTCTACTGTTATTTTCTATTGATATATATATCCAATATGGTAATACTGTGGCAAGAAGAATGACTATCTTGACAATAGTCAAGCAACAGGAAGGAATTATGACATTAAAAGAGTGGATAAAACAGAATGGTTTAAGCTACAATAAAGCTGCAACCAAGATAGGAATTAAGAATAAAAATCCTGCAACTAATTTACAAAGATACAGCACAGGTCAAAGAATACCACATAAAAAAGTTATGGAAAAAATTTATTTTGCTACAAACAAAAAGGTACAACCAAACGATTTCTATGACTTCATCAAATAAAAAAAAATTTAAATACAAAAGAGTAAAACTATATTGGTTGGATATTGTATCGAACCCGGAGTGGATGAGTTTAGATAAAGCAAAAGATCAAGTATATTCTTTTTGTGAAGACACAGGTTACTTATTATACAAGGACCAAAAGAAACTTATCATCTTTGCTTCGCATAGTTTTGAAGATGATGGTTCACTTACAGTTGGCAACATAACAGTATACCCAAGATCAGTTGTTAAAAAGATTGAGGTATTGAAATGACTTATGAAGGTATGCTTGATGAGGTTGAAGCTCTTGATAAAGTAAAGAAACTCAAACAAGAATTAAAAAAACTTAAAAGTGATAAAGCAAGGGGGGATGCTGACTTAGAAAAAACAATAGATATATTACAAACAGATAATACTATTAAAGACTATGAAATAACACAACTAAAGGAAACAATAGATATGCTAAAAAAACAAAAGAAGATGCTGCAAGATTCGATAAGGAAACATGGCTAGATGGACTTATGCTTTTAGCAATGGTGGTTACAACGATTGGCATAGGCAATACAAAGGATTAGCCGGTATAGATATAGATTTTATAGAGGTTTGTCCCCTATGTTATGAACCATTAGCTGTAAAAGAGACTTGCTATGATAAGCAGCAGGTTTTCAAGGCTACAACTGTTACAAAGAGGGTCGCAGAGGCTCTTAGAGTACCCGGATTTTTAGTTTTCTATAAGCCTATGGGTGATGACATGCGATTTAGGATAAAACGCATTACAGAGCCTGTGAGTGAGATATATGACATGACTTCAGACGAATGGTTAGCCTATCTATATGATCTACACAAGGAACATAGGAGGTGTTGCAAAAATGCAACAGAAGTATGAGCCACACATAAGGGTTAAGTTTTCCTTGTTTAATGATACGCAGTTTAGAATTATTCCAAACAAGCAGAAAGCACACGCAATAATGGTATTTATTTGTTTACTTAAGTACGCAAACTCAAAGACTCTGGAGTGTTACCCACGCAAAGCCACTATCTCTGAGATGATTGGTTTATCAAGGTCCACTATCTATCGTTGCACAAACTTGTTAGAAAAGGCGGGTATTATACATAAAAAGAGGTTAAAATCTACAAATTTATACACAATAAACCCTAAGTATATTGTAGGTTATAAGCCAGAGGGATCACACAGACACTATGATAGGTCTCACAGACACATGCCTGTCTCTGGTAGACCAGTATTAGTAGAACTACCATATAAACTAACAGAGTTATCTAACTTTATAAAAGGTCTTGCAGAGAGTGGTAGCGATAAAGAAACAATCTTAAAAAAGATAGCGTATAAATTTAATAAAGAACAATTACAAGAATTTATAAATAAGAATGATAACCCTTGGTTAGCTAAAAAAGCTCTTGAAATAAAAGAAGATAGTAACAAGAATTATGTCCCAAAAAGTATTATATTGAAAGAGGTAGATAATCTTCGGAAGAAAACCAATTACTTTTATAAGAATAAGGTAGCAAAGAATAAGGAAAAATATGGCAGGATTTCAGCAACGAAAAGTTTTTTGTCAAAGTCTAACAAGAAGAAGTAAACGACCCTGTCAAGCTAAAGGTTATCTTACTGCCAATGGTAAATATTTATGTAGGTTTCATGGCGGTAATAATATAAAAGGATTCAATCAAAAGAACTATACAGATGACACAAGAATCAACCAACTCCAAGCACTCTACCAATTTAGAAATAAATCAAGAGAAGAAGTCTCAAAATACTATTTTGAAAAAATCAAACCCAGACTTGGAACTAATCAAAAATCAAGATACTATTATAAGCAATCTTATCGAAGGAAAAACCCTTACCGAAATAATACAGGACCACAAGTTAAACCCATCACAAACCAGCTTGATGAAGTTTTACTCCATCTTAAAGAAAAATCCAGAATTGAATAATAAAATTACTGAGGCTAGAAAAATTGGTATCCAAACATTAATTGATAAGTTGTTGCAAATCTTTCAGTATCAAGAAGTAGAGAACCCAAATCAGATACTATGGATCAGAGAGAAAACAAAATTTATAACTTACTTAGCCGGGAAATTGACCGATCTTTACTCTGATAATAAGCCGATAAAACAGAATATAGATCAGAAAATTTCTGTATCTTGGCAAGAGACACCTGATCTTGTTGACTTAAACGCTGAAGAAATTGTTGATACAAAAGACCCCTTGCAAGAATAAAATTACAAAGGGTCTCAAGTTTTAGTTTATTCACAGTTGTTTTTATTTATTTCTTTTGTCCAGTTTTTATCTTTATCAACAAACCAAACATAAGATTTTGTTATTATT